CCACTCCCGCTATCCGTGGGTCAAGGGTCCTGTCATTCTGGCAATGGCTCAGAGCGGCATGACGCCGGGGGATGAACAGGCAGAAGCTGTTGCCGAGGTTGCTGGCCAGCACTCTTTCACGCAGGGGATGGGGCCGTTCGCTCCTGGCCAGCAAGTAACCCCCGACATGCTGAAGGAATCGCAGCCCAAAGACGAGAGCATGTTGTTCAGGGCCGCCAAGGGCGTAGTGCGCACCGGCCTTACTGCACTAGCTGCACCCTTTGAGGAAGTCAGCCAGGGCATCACGGCCGTTGGCGAAGCTGCTCTTGACGACGACGGCTTCAGCCTTGGTGAAGTTCAGCAGAACCTTGATGCCCAGGGGGGAAGTCAGGCGTATAGGGCACTCAGTGACCTAAACGCAGGCAGGGAAGTTGATCTGGGCTCTGGCTTCATGCCTGGCGGGGAGATCAATCGCCGTTGGCAGCAGGACAAGTTGGAGCGCAACGGCACCTTCCTTACACCTGGACGGCTAGCTCCTGAGTTTGTGAACAAGATCGTAGGTCGACGGGTCTGGGAACCAGGCAACCGTGCTTACGATCTGACCAGTGGCCTTCTGGACTTCTCAGCGAACCTTGCTCTCGATCCCACAGCGATAGCTGGCAAGGGAGCCAAGGCATTCAGAGGGGCGCGAGCTGCGTTCGGCACACGTGGTCAGGCGACACACGCGGCACTGCACGCTGTTGGGCTTGCTCCAGGCACACGCCCGTCAACAATCGCAGAGCAGGCAAGTCGCTGGCTGGACACCACTGACGGCAATCGGGTAGTGGACTGGATCGCAGGCAGTGACCGCGTCACCGACATCATGCAGATCAAGGGCATGCCCACTGACATAGCTGCCACGCTGCGTGAGATGGCAGATACCAGTGAAATCAAGGACGTGCTTCGTCCTATGTTGGGACGAACAATATCGCATGCCCCGAAGCCCGGTGGTGCATTCCTTGGTGCTGGTGGCTTTGTCGAGCGCAGGGTTAGGCAGACACGATTTCTGAATGATATCCCTGAGCGCACGATCGATCAGGCAGACATGGAAGATGTCTATGAGCAGATGCAGAAGACATACTCACTGTTCAAGTTCGACGAGCCGACCATTGAGAAGCTGAACCGCCAACTCGTTCAGGTGCCGACTGACGCACAGAACGCTGGACTGTTCAGGTTCATGGCCAACGACGTTGCACCCGAGATGACGAAGCAGTTTGTGAAGTACAACGCAGACGAGAAGATCGCAGCTCGCCTAGTCAAGCTGTTTGGTGACGAAGAGGACCTGAACAAGGCGTTCTGGCACAATCAAATTACCGGAGACAGGCGTGTTCCTGGCTCAGTGCTGACCGAGATCGATGGCGTCAAGATTCCCCAGCCGACTCCGCACTTCATCGGTGAGTACGTCAACCGCAAACTGCCGCTGCCTGATCCTACTGAGGTCAAGCGGCAGATCATGAATCCTGGACTGAAGAAACTTGTAGGCAATCGGGTTGTGAAGGGAGCTGTTGACGCAGTTGACGGCGTGCTGTCGTCTGTGTGGAAGCCAATGGCTCTGCTGCGCGGCGCCTATGTGCTGCGTGTGGTGGGCGAAGAGCAGCTTCGCATGGGCGCTCATGGGCTGGACAGTGCCTTCAGGCACCCCATGTCCTACATCGCCTGGCTAGCGGGCCGTAAGGGCGCTCTGGACGTCAAGGGCAATGCGTTAGACGATGCCTCTGAGTACGTTGACTCACTGGCGCGCAGCTCTACCGACTGGATCAGAGGTAGGGCCGGTTCCATGTGGACCGGCGAGTACCACCACGTGCGTCAGGACAGCGATCAGTTCATCGGTGGCTGGCTGGACGAGCTGCAACTGGTCGCTGGTGATGACATTGCCCGTGCGGTGCTGGACGCCAAGGGTGACCTGAACTCGGTTGTGGAACGCATGCACGGTGGCGACCTGGACCATCTGCGGCGCCGCTTGATGACTACACCGGAGAAAACCAAGGCACTCAGCCAGAGGCATCTTGGCGACCTAACAGACGCCCCCGTCGACTCCATTGAGGGCTACGTCAAGACCACAGATGAGATCATTCGTGAGCTGACCGGCGGTGACACTGAGCTGCTTGACGGGCTTCGCAGTGGGGCTCTCGACGGTACCACCATTCGACGCAAAGTCTGGACCGGGAAAGAGCGTAACAAGCTACGCGGCAAGCTGGAGAGCAAGATCACCGCCGCTCCTGAGTTCGTGCGTGCGCAGCGCTCAGTGAACATCGGCAACCGGCTCAACAAGTTCGCAGAGATGGATACTGCCGTCAGCCGACTGGCTGACATCGTCATGGTTCATCCCACGAACAAGCTCTCCAGGCACCCCACCTTCATGCAGACGTACTGGCGTGAGGCAGAGAACGTCCTGAGCTTCGCTGACGAAGCAACTGCCAACCGCATGGTTGCTAACGCACGCAAGGCCAAGCTAGACAAGACCACCATCAGCCGTATGGAGGACATAGCTGGAACTAGGGTAGGCGTGACAGGTGATGATGTCATTGATGACATCGACGCCCTGGACTTGCTGGCCAAGAAACGTGCGGTCGACGAAACAAAGAAGCTGCTCTACGACCTTACCAAGCGCAGCAACTTCTCGGAAGCCACACGGCTGGCGATGCCGTTCGCTGAAGCCTGGAAAGAGTTCGTGGGTACCTGGACACGAGAGCTGTCGCAGAACCCCGCTATGGCAAACCGTGGCTACCAAGCAGTGAGCGGCGCACGAGAAAGCAACCCCTGGGAGATCATCACTGGCGGGGATACAGCCGAGGGTCCGGGATTCTTCTATCCTGATGACACCACTGGTCAGGAGATGTTTGTCTACCCCATCCCCTTCATTGGGAAGCTACTGGGTGGCGATCAAACTGCAACTGTTGGGCTCGCTGCATCTGCCGAAGGACTGAACCTGGCAGCCCAGGGACCACTCGGCTTTCTGATGCCTGGTATTGGGCCGGCTGTTCAGATTCCGATGGGTCACTTGCTTTCAGACAAGCCCCGCTGGGACTGGCTAGAGAAGATCATCCTGCCCTACGGCCGACAGGATACTGGCACAGGAAGTCTGGCTGAGGGTGCAGTCGACAGTTTGCTGCCGCCGTGGGCGAAGAAGCTGTATCAGGCGTGGCAATCAGACCCCAAGCAGGATCGCATCTTCGGGAATGTCGTAGGCGACATACTGTCGGCCAAATACGCCAATGGGACCATCCCCCAGCCCAGTGATATGTCCGAACTGAACTCTCACTACGAGGACTCGACGGACACTGCCCGCTGGCTGTACGCGATCCGTGGCATTGCACAGGTGTTTGCTCCGTCGGCTCCGCAATTCAAGTTTGACATCAAGGACCTCAAAGGCAACTCCTGGAAGCTCCAGTCACTTGGTCAGCTCTACAGCTCAATGTCTCAACAGCAGGGCGACCAGGCCGCAGTTGGCATGATGGTCAACATGTTCGGTGAGCGGTCAATCCCCGCCGCACTCATGCGTAGCAGTAAGGAGATTCAGAAGCGACCGCTTGACGAGAAGGGTGCGGGCTGGTGGCGAGAGAACCAGGACGCATTCGACAGGCACCCCCTGGCCGCTGGCTACTTCGCTCCGAATGACCCAGGTGCGCCCTACGACTACCAAGCCTATGAGAACACACTGGCCGAAGGCAGTCGAGAGTCGCTTGATCCAGTGCAGAGCTTTCAGCTTGCCATGAGCTTCCTGGGCGACACCGCATATCAGAACGCACGGGAGCAAGCCCTTGCTGCATTCGGCTCGCTGGACACTGAGGAAGCACGCGGCTGGCTGAAGGTGCAGAAGCACATGATCAGCCAGGAGATGCTTGGCTTCGGACGCGAAGTTGGCAGTCAACGTGAGGACCCGGCAGACGTGCTAGAGGCCATTCGTGCAGCCACGAGTGACCCGACGCTGGGCTCGACCGCAAACGCTGACGCAATCCGCGAGATCCTAGCAGTCCATGACGGCGCTATGGCCACTGCCGTAGAGGGCGGGCTATCAAGCTACTTCGGCTCTGCACGGGCGAAGTCGCTGCGTGAGTGGGTTGCAGCGGAGATTGATGACATTGCGCTCAATAATCCTGGTGTGCGTGACGTCCAGCGATTGATCGAGAGCCTGATGCGGCAGTCGGATGACGAGCTGTATGGCGACATGGTGAGGTTCTAGCGGTTGGCGATCGATTACGATTACTCCGACCCGAGTGACAACAAGTGGTACAAGCAACGATACGGCTCTGGTCGCAACATCACCAAGAGCGGCAGTGGTGCGAGCGGCATTTCTGCGGCAGCCCGTCAAGCCGAGCGTGACACATCGGGAGCCAGGCGCAGGGATGAGGATTCGGTCTTTGCCCCTGGCACAGGCGGTGGTGGCAGTGTCGGCGGGATGCCTGGTGTCGATCAGGGCAATCTTGGCTTAACACCCATTGGCGGCATGCCTGAGAACTGGTATGGCGTTCGTGATCGTGGCGTTGATGACCCAATGGGGCAGACCCGATTTATTCCGGGTCAGATGGGCGACCAGTATTCCCCGCAGTACTTCGAGGGTGAGCAGTTCGATCCTGGTGGCTGGACCACCGAACGCATCGCCAAGCTACAGAGAGACTTGGTTACCGCTGGGCTGCTAACTGAGAGCTTCAGCATGGGTGTCTGGGATGGCGCCTCGATCAGCGCTTACTACAACCTCCTAGCCGCCAGCAACGTCTCTGGGCAGGAATGGGGTGACCAGCTCAAAGAGTTCAAAACCATGACACCAGAAGAGACGTACGAAGCCTTCAGGGTTCCTAAGATTCTTCTGCCTGACATGGACGAGATCAAGGTTGGGGTGGAAGAGCACTTCGCTCAGAAGCTTGGCCGTGAACCTACTGACGGCGAGATGCAAGAGCTGGCCAAGCGAATCATGGGCCGGTACAGGGATGCTCGTGAGCAAGACATCGACCTTGCGCGCCAGGAGTGGGAGGAAGCGGACCGGGACAGCAACATGACTGATGCTGAGCGACAGCTTTTCGGTGATCCGGGAGACGCCTTCGGCAGTGAGGTAGGAGCCCACGACGTTGGTCATGACATCAACCCAGTTGCCGAGTTTCAGCGCACATTCAAGCGCAGGTACGAAGATGAGATGGACATTGTTGCTGATCGCAAACAAGGTCTAGAGAACACAATGGGGCTGCAAGAGGGCTTCGCGCGGTTGCGTGCGATGATCGGCAACCTCAGTGGCTAGCATCCCCGGCAGCGTCAACAGGAACATTGCACGAAAGATCATCTCCATTGGTAAGGACGTGGGCGCGAACGACAGACAGATTCTTGCTGCGCTGTCCGCTGCGATGGTCGAGTCGGGGATTCGGAATGTCAACTACGGCGACCGTGACAGTCTTGGTGTGTTTCAGCAACGCCCGTCAATGGGCTGGGGTTCGCCCGAGCAGGTAAGAGATGTCGACTACGCAACCAAGAAGTTCTACAAGGAACTCCTGAAGCTCAACTGGCATGGCTCTATTGGCCACATGGCACAGCAGGTCCAGCGCAGTGCATTCCCAGATCGCTACGACCAGCGTGGCCTTCCCGTCGCTCAAGCACTATTCAAAATATACGGCGGGGAGGCTGGGTTCGAGCAGAAGATCGGACCCGACAAGGACAGTAAGGGTGGCGGCGGTGATGACAACGACCGCGACTTCGACGACCTTGATGACGATGGAATAGAAGGTCTGTGGCACAACATCATTTCCAGTATGTCTGACCGGGTTATGGCATCTGCCGAGCAAATGCCAGGTGAGGACGCAGACGAGTTTTCGCTGGCTGGTGACTACTTTGACGAGCTTGCAGAGGCCCAAGACGAGCCCGAGCAGGACCCGGTAGTCAGCACACTTGGCCAGCTCAACAGGCAGTACAATCAGCAAGTTAAGCAAGAGCAGAGGAAGCAGGTAGGGCGAGCAAAGCGAGAAGCACGCACCGCACTTTCCAAGCTAGCCCGTGAGCGAAGTCCGGGGGTCAGTAAGAATGCCCCCAAGGGCTTTGGTGGCTTCTCCAACGGCAGAATCCCTGGCAGCGCGCTCTACAAACTAAAGACACAGCGCGGCCACATGCTGCGCAAGGACGCTGGGCAGGCGTGGGACTTGATGTACCGCGCTGCCAGGAAAGACGGCGTCAATCTGCGGCTGACTGACAGCTATCGCTCGTACAGTCAGCAGGTAGACCTCAAGCGTCGCAAGCCGTCTCTAGCAGCTACGCCGGGCAAGAGCAATCACGGCTGGGGCGTTGCAGTGGATATAAGTGTAGGTGGCTTCACCACAGCTACATACAGATGGCTCCAGCGTAACGCTTACCGGTTTGGCTACACGCACCCCACGTGGGCCAGGGAGCAAGGTAGTAAGCCTGAGCCCTGGCATTGGGAGTTTGTTGGTACACGTCAGGCCCAGCCGGTCGGCCGCTCGCCGCGTGGTACCGGAGGGAAGTTCTAATGGCGGTCAGTCAGAAGATGAACAGTAAGAACAAGTTCGTCAACCTTCCCGATGGTGGCCAGCTCTGGAAGCGTGGCAGTAAGTGGTACTTCGCATACAGGGTTCCTGGTCGCCGCACGCCGATGCTGTGGCTGTTCAACGACAAGCAACTGAAGGCACTCATCAAGGGTAGGCCGAGAGCTGACCGCGTATTCAAGAGCCAGAAGGCACTCTCAAGGATGGGCGGCGTCTACTGGGGTCACGTCGACCAGATCAGAAACACAGGCAAGCATCCATTCCAGGAGTTCATGGACAACTACAAGAAAGAGGCAAGGATCAACCCAATGCTGCGCAACGGCGAAGTGCTCGCTGTGTTCGCGCAGGCGCTTCTGGAGGGCCGTGAGGCACCTACTGATGCCGAGCTGATGACAACGAAGTGGTGGCGCTCTCGCAATGCTGAGCAGCGTGCCTGGTCGCTGTTGGCGGCTCGTGACCCGAAGGAAGCAGACAAGCGCCAGCGTAGCAACGTCCTGGAGGTCCGTGACCGGCTGGTGGAGATGGGTTACGAGGGTAACGCCATGCCACTGGCACGCAAGTTCGGCTCCATGCTCACACGCGGCGATCTAAGTGAAGAGCAGTTAGAGAGCAAGATCGAGGCTGCGGTTGATCCATTTGCTCGCGGAGCGTCTGAGTTTGCTGGTCGCTATCTACCTGCCGGGGGCGAGTTCGTGCAGCACAAGAGCACCAAGAAGTACTACTACCGCTACGACGGTCACGACTACGCTCTTTACGGAGAGATGAAGGACTTCTACCTTCCGACGGCAGATCAAATCACGAAAACGGCTGGCATCAAAACCCGCAAGAAAGAGGATGGTAACCCCCACACACTGCGGTCCATTCTCTCGCAGCCATTTGACGGTCCTTCTCGTCTTGGTGGCTACGAGGAGATCAACGACCTTGTGAACGAATGGCTTGGCCCAAAGCTAGCTAAGGGCTGGAGCACCAGAGACAAAGAGCTGTGGGCACACCGCATGCGTGAGACAGCCGACGGCGGTGAGGGTGCGAAGGACCAACTCATCGACGAGCTAAAGCGCCAGCGTCTTGCCTTGCTGCCGGAGTACGACAAAGAGCTGACGTATGAGCAGATTGCCCAGCCCTGGCGTGCAGTCGTTGGTGACGTGTGGGGCGAGCGCCTGAAGGAAACCGATCCGCTGTTCTTCAAGATTCTGAAGATGAACGACATGGCTGGAGCTGAGCAGGTTCTACGTCGGGAGGGTCTGAAGCGTAACAACAGCAAGGTGCAGCAAGATGCAGTCAATGGTCTGCGTGAAGCATTCGGCGGCCAGGTGACGGGAGTGATGTAGTGGCTGCCAGCGACAGCAAGTACCGAGCGAGCAGGAAGCTCGTCCGCAAGCGCGTCAGGCAGATTCTTGCCAACCGCTACCTTGATCTGTCGTCAGCGCAGGTTAGCAAACTAACCGATGCGGTGTTCGACAGGCGCATGTCGTTCGATGAGCTGCGCAGGTCGGCTGACCGCACAGTCAAGGCTAGTGTTAATCGCGCGCTGGAGGCGAACAGGAACAGCTCAGTTGCGAACGATGCTAGCTACATCAACAGGGGTCTGCCTGGCATCAAGACCCGAATCAAGACGATCTACAAGAACCGTGGTGTCAACCTTCCAGATGCCAAGGTTACAGAACTCGCACGAGCCATGCTTGCTGGCAAGGTGACGTTCGATCGACTGCGCACACGAGCTGACAACTTCGCCAAGACGCCTACCGGTGATGGTCGCCCACCGAACGACATTGAGCAAGAAAACAACATGGACGACGTACAGGATGAGTTTGATGACATCGACAGTGATGCGGACGACATTGACGAACCATCGGCCTTCAGCTACAAGCAGCTTGCCAAAGCAGCCTTCCCCTTCCTTCCCGATGCACTGCTGGACGCGTTCGCTGAAGGCTGGTCTGAAACAGGGAGCCCCGAAGGTGGGCTTGTTACTCTACGCGCGCACGGCCAGTACGAGACACACTTCCCTGGCAACAAACTGGAAGAGGGAGTCTTTGCGCTAGCTGAGGCCGATTACGTGCGTTACCAGCAGCGCACCACCGACCTGCTTACTGAATACCAGATGGGCTACAACGGCGAAGAGATCAAGCAGCTTGTGGGCCAGCTCGTCAGTGGACAGACAAGCATAGCTGAGGTGGAAGAGCGAGTCCGCAAAGGCTACGTCGCTGCACTCCAGGCACCGGAGGAAGTCAGGCAGGAGCTGGCTGAGGAGTTCGGCATCGGCATCGGCGACCTGGCTGGCTTCTGGCTGGACCCCGACGAAGGTGTTGACCGGCTGTACCGCAGGTTCACTGAAGCACAGATCAGGGGCAGCTCCAGACTGGCCGGATACGGCAACCTGACGGCCGCTGAGGGCGCGAGGCTAGCTGACCTAGGGGTAGACCCGCTGGCGGCGCGAGAGACGTTCAGCGAGCTTGCAGCGTCCAGAGGGCTCTTCTCCAACTTGGTCGGCACCGCTGAGAGCGAGATCACGCGTGAGAAGCAACTGGGCGGCGCCTTCGGTACTGACGCGGCTGCGCGTGAGGAGATACAGCGCAAGTCCGCTGGCCGCCAGGCTGCATTCGCTGGTGGTGGTGGAGCGGCTCAGAGCCAGACAGGCGTAACTGGATTGCGGGAGGCTGCGTAGTGGCTGGACATGGGCTGCATCGACACGCAGGGCACATCAGCGCATTTGGCCCACTGGGTCCGCGCCTCAGCCCAGGAATCGGGGGGGCAAACGCCAACCCTGACCTGCCTGGCTCTGTCGTTCGTCTCGCTGCGGGCACCTACCCGGCGTACGCGATGCCAGCGAACAGCCTGATCCTCCCCGAGCCTGGTGCTGCGGTGACGCTGTCAGGCTGGGTGAACGACAGCGCTGGTGACGGCAGCATCCTCTACGGTATGACGCTCGACGCTGCCGGGGCTCAGTACAGCTTCCGCAACGATACGTCTGCGGGTATCACAATCCAGCAGTGTGACTTCATTGGCAGCCCAACTGATGAGTCCGTGCGAATCACGAGCGCCAACACGCAGATCGTCGGCTGTAGGTTCGCTGGCAGCCCCGGCCACCACGACGTGAAAGTATTCACGAACGGGGGCGGTTCCGTAAAGGACTGCTCTTTCGAGAGCACACCGCTGGAGGATCACATTCAGTGTGAGAACCAGCTAGCAACCCTGATCGAGTTCAACCGGTTCGCAGTGAAGTCCGGTGAAGACGCCATCGACACTAAGCCGGGTGGCGCGGTAACCATCCGGGGCCACGACTTCACGCTGGCGGGCTTCAACAACGAGGCGATTCTCTCCAAGAACAGCACTAACGCTGACATCATCACCGGCAACCGGTTCGGTCCCAATTGCTTCTTTTCTGTGGGTGCTGGCGACGCAGTAGTGGCGCTGGCGTCGATCAGCGGCAACTACTTCAGCTACAAGTCGGTACTGCGGCTCCGCGACAGCCTGGACCTAACCATCACGGACAACGACTTCAATGGCGCTGAGGTTCAGCTAGGTACTGTGACTGTTGGCGACTTCCCTGTGAATGCCCAGTTCACAGCAAACAGGTTCAGGGACCTGACCATCAATATCAGCAACGTCAACTCAACCACGGCCACAAGTGGTAATACCTACACCGGCACGACCACCGGCACCTTCCCGAGTGGGAACAACTAAGTGGGCCAGCCACGCCAGGGGGTACAAAGGCGTGACCGGCCCTAGCCCGCTCGTGTGAGGCAGACGGGCTCCAGCGACCGTACCACAGCCGTAGTTTGCTTGCAAATGGCGTGTGGGGGGGACTCAAAGTTTGCTTTGAACGCTGTGTATACATGTTATTGCGATTCGGCCGCTGGGCTACCCGGCCTACCTTCGCCGGTGAATGACTAGCGTGAGCTGTCTCGCAACGTTGTACGGAACTACCACAGTCCCCCGCTGTGGTACGGCCTCAAGGGGTGTGTTGACAATTGGATACTGAGCACGTCGAGCAGCCAGAAGGCAATGAGGAAAAGGAGTGGCTGAAGGAGTTGCGTCGCAAAGCCGAGCTTTACGACAAAACAGTCCCGGCCATGCAAAAGGACTTCGCGCTACTGAAGGCTGAGGTCGACCTGGAAAGTCCGGTCACGGAGCTGTTTCGTGAAGGCTACAAGGGCGACTGGTCGAAAGTGGATGAGGTCAAGGTTGCTGCACAGAAGTACGGCATCATCAAGACAGTTAGCACGGGTACCACCACTGAAACGCAGGGGACCGAGGTTCATCCAGACGCAGCTACACAGCAGCGCATTGATACGGTAAGTGCAGGCTCGTCGGAACCGGTGACGACCAAGGGCGATGAGTCCTGGAAGTCTGCCGGGTCACTTGAGGAGTTCATGGCCAAGTATCAGGCGGCCGGTGGAGTCGTCATCGAGGATTAGTTCAGTGTCCCCCGATACCCTCCAAGGGGACTGTTAGATGTCATTGCTTCAGGCTTCCAGCCTTCAGTTTGATCAGGTTGCGTGGGACCTGGCGACGCGGTTTGCGCTGCGTCCTCAGCTCTACTTCGACCGGATCAGCACTGTCAAGGCTTCCAATCAGGAGAAGCCCGGTCACACAGTGAGGTTCACCTTCACTGCCGACCTGGCTGCCGCTACTACCCCGCTGACTGAGACGGCCGACATTGTGCCGGTCACCTACTCGGACAGCACAGTCGATGTCGTGCTCGCTGAGTACGGTAACGCCGTCAAGAGCACTGCGCTCATCCGTGGCACGAGCATGATCCCGATTAACCCGGTCACTGCAAACGTGATTGGTTTCAACTCGGGCATCAGCTTTGACACACTGGCGCGTAACGCTCTCGTGGGCGGCACTAACGTCAAGTTCCAGGGCCAGACGACTCAGGCTGCAATCACTGCTACCGACACGTACAAGGCCGCGTCGATTCGTGAGCTTGTTGCGAACCTGCGTACTGCGAACGTGATGGACTTCGGTGGCTATTACGTCGGCTTTGTCCACCCGGACCAGGCTGTCGACTTGCGCACCGAGTCTGGCACTGCGACCTGGATCACGCCTCACGTCAACGTCGACACTGCGGAAATCTACCGTGGTGAGATCGGTTCCTACGAGGGCGTTCGCTTCATTGAGACGCCGCGCGTGGCTCTGATTGCTGACGCTGGCGCTGCCAACGTCGATGTGTACCAGTCGTTGATTCTCGGCCAGGAGGCTCTTGCGAAGGCATGGAGCAAGGCTGTCTCGGCTCCGATGCCGCAGACCGTTCCTGGTCCCGTCACTGACACGCTGCGCAGGTTTGTGCCGATTGGCTGGTACTGGCTGGGAGGGTTTGATTCCTTCCGCGAGGCCGCGCTGCGTCGGTACGAAACCGCAAGCTCCATCGGTGCGAACGCCTAGGAGGGAGGATCATGGCTGAGGTTGGTAATACCGTGGCTGACAGTCGGTTTCCGATTACTGTCACTGGCTCCAAGGGCGCAAATGCTGCGCTTACGAGTCTGATTGACCAGTTGGAGGCTGTCGGGCTCGTTGTCGATAGTACTTCCTAAGCCCAACCTGGGCTGAGGGGGCTGGAGCAATCCAGCCCCCTTTTTCTTGTTCACTTCCAGCATGGCTACTCTTTCTACAACTGCTCGCAACGCAGGTGCTGATGCTGTCGGAAACTTGGCGGATGCTGGCGCTGGGCCTGGCACGATCAAGATTTACACCGGTTCCTCTCCCGGTCCCGACTCTGCCGTCACTGGCACGCTGCTTGCTGAGTTCACTTTGAGCGATCCGGCATTTGGTGCTGCTGCCACTGGTGTCAAGACGCTTGACATCACTCCCGCAGTGGAGGACACGTCGGCCAACGCCACTGGCACCGCTGGTTATGCTCGCCTAGCGGACTCGGTGCCCGCTACCGTGATGGACCTCACTGTCACTGCCACTGGTGGTGGTGGCGACATTGAGCTGAATAGCGTTTCCATCAACGCTGGTGTGGTTGTGACCATCACTTCTGGCACCATCACAATGCCCGCGAGCTAGGGCTAATGCATGGGTGATAGCCCATGACGTTTCCGACAGTCGCCGGACGAACAAACAGCGTCGTCATAACTGACGGCACTTCGCACAGTGTGTCGCTGCCGACTGCTGCGACTATCAATGCAGGCGACCTGCTTGTTGTGCACTTCGTGGCCGATGGTGTCCCGGCAATTACATGGCCCGCGAACTGGGTCGGCGCCACACCGGTCACCCACGGCGGCGGTGCAAACGTCGCATCGAGCAGTACGTGGGCGTACAAGATCGCCGACGGGACCGAGGGCGCGTCTATCTCGGTCACGACCGATGTGTCCGAGAAGTCGGCTCACCGCGCCTGGCACATTCAGGACTGGCATGGCACTACTGTGCCCGAGGCCACATCGGCAACCGGCAACGACGCAAACCCCGACCCGCCGAACTTGTCCCCGTCGTGGGGTGCGGAGGACACAGCGTGGCTGGTGCTGTCCGGGCACGAGAACAGCCAAACGCCAGTCAACGCGTACCCGACGAACTACACCGACACGTTCACGCAGAACACCGTTGGCGGTGGCGGGTCGGCTGCAACCAACGTCGTGCAGGGGGTGGCCGAACGGCAACTAAACGCAGCCAGTGAGGACCCAGGAACCTTTACGCTTAGCGGCTCCCGTCTGTGGGCAGCGTTCACTGTTGCGGTACGCCCGGCTGCTGCGGTCAATGTTGACGGCGTACTGGACAGTACTCTCCCTGCGATCACTACTGACTTCGCTGGCACGGTTCCTGCCCCTGTTAGTGGCACACTAACAGACACACTGCCCGCAATCACTGCCGATATGACCGGCAGTATCAAGGTTGCCGGTGCGCTGAGTGATTCACTGCCTGCCATTACGGCGGATATGAGTGGCAGCATTCGAGTTGCCGGAGCCTTGGCAGACTCACTGCCTGCGATCACAGCAGACTTCACTGGCACCACTAGTGCCGGTGGCATCACAGGCACGCTAACTGTCACGCTTCCTGCCTTCACCAACGATGTAGCTGGCACGACCGGCAACCTGTGGCGTGTGATACATCCAGCTTTCGAGGGACCACGTCTCAGTCACCCAGCGCGCATTCCTAAGCTGTGGGTGCGAGTCGAGGGCACTCAGCGCGAGCACACCATCTGGAAGAAAAACGGCGACTGGCATTCAGGTGATGCCACGGGCGACGATCTAGAGGGTGCCGACTTTGTCTTTCTCGGTGGCCATGAGAACATCGTCAACGACATAGTGAAAGCTGAGCTGACCGCTGAGGGGTTCAGCACTGTTTTCTACGCGTAGTAGCGAATACTGGCGACATGTCGAAACCGATAGACCTGGCCAAGCTTCGCAGCATCAGCATTTCTGCTGGCGCTACTCCCACCCGCACCGGCTCACCGCGTGTGTTGGAAATTGAGGCCAACGACGCGAAGCTGGATCAAGATGTCGCGGCGTACAAGCGACTTCGCAAGGATGGTTTGCAGCCTCCAGAGATCAATGGCTCAGCAGAGCGGGAGAAGAACTTTACAGAGAAGTGGCAGGTGGAAGAAGCCCCACCGACGTGGCAGGTAGAGCAGGCGCGCAATCAGGGGGTAGAGGTTGCTGGTTAGTGAAGCAGTGGCTCGCACGCGTGGGTATCTTGGCGGCGACTCCGACAACTACACGCTGCTTAGCGGCGGAATCGACAACGTAACTACTGCACTGCCGCTGACCTACCCAGCTCAAGGTGCTGGCCGTGGCGCCATCGTAGAGTTGCGCGATGCCACTACCCAGGAAATCTGCTACGTCTGGGTTAGTGATGCAGAGGATGACCTGCTAACTGTCCAGCGGGGATGGGCTGGCACTACAGCACAGTCCTGGTCCGCCGACACGCTCGTCGCCGTCCGCCCAAGTGTCACTGACTACGAGATCGTCAGCGCCATCAAGGAAGAGGCCCGGTCGCTGAATGGCGAAGGGCTCTACAAGCAGGCGTCTCTTGCTCTGACTTACGACAACGTTGAGGACGGCTACGACCTAGCAGCCATCACTGACATGATCAGTCCCTACGCGGTTGAAACAGTACGAGCCAACCGTACGAGCTGGGTGCACGACTACAAGCGCGACACCGATCTTCTGAGACTGTTCAGCGTGGACGGCCAGACGGTAACTGCCACACTGCATTACCGAGCCACCTTCGGGACTGTCACCGACAAGGCCACTGACCTTGTAGCCACCGTGGGCATCCCGCAGTCGGCAGTTGACATCGTTCCATTGGGCGCGGCGATCAGGATTCTCACCAACCGGGAGGCTGAGCGGACACAGGTAAAGGCGCAGACGCATGCGAGGGGTAATGAGGATGTCCCCCCCGGTTCAAATGTTAGAACATTGCAGATGTTATCCGTATCTCGTGCGAACCGACTGCGTGTAGAGCGCCAGCGGCTGCATGAGGACTGGCCCATGAGGATTCGCTAATGGCTACCCGTAGTGACGTTATCGGCATGATGCGTCAAATCGTCGATCGCAAGAACACTGGCAGCTTGGAGGTTACGAGTAGAGATCGTGGTTTGTATCGTTCCCCCGAAAGCGGCAAGCCGGTTTCTCTCGCGGGCAAGACGCTGTATAGCCTTGGGCTTTTCATGCCTGACTGGAAGCGCAACGCGGACTTGATGGGTGACTTCCAGTACGAGGGCCTGACCGCCGCTGCGAAGAAAGTCATGCGCGAGGCTCAGGAGCTGGAGCGCTCTGGCATTCGGTGGCGTGTCATCGTTGACCGCCTTGAGACGCAGTACTCGTAAGGGAGGCGACGATGGCGGTAGGTATGATTCTGGCTTTGGTGGCGCTCGCTTTGGCCATCCTCAGCCTCTTGGGTTCGCCGTGGTCAGATAAGACGCTGGCAGTGGCCGTGTTTCTACTGGCCTTGATCCACGTGATTCAGGCGTAAGTGCCTCAAGTACCTGACCAGTTCCCGGCCTCCATTGATGGCAGGCCGTATGTTGTCGATCTGGAAAACTTTCAGCGTGCCAGCATTGAGAAGGTCAGGCAGCAGGGGGACAGTGGTCGTGAGTTTGGAGAGGCCAGCCTTAATCCCTTCAGTCTGTGGCGTCGATCGCAGGATGACTGGAGTGGTGGGGCTGGCCAGGAGTACCTCGACAAGCGCGAAGAGAGCTTACGACGGCGATTCTTTGACAGCTCCAGGCTAGATGTCTGGGAGCGCGGGACGGCCCGTCTGAGCGGCGCTGCTGCGTACTACGGTGAAGTCGTCGGTGGCATTATTCGTATGGGTGTCACCAACGGCAAGGTCTGGTACGTGCGTCAGAACGGTACAGCCTGGGAGCTGCACGTTCTGGCGGGTACAAGTCTGGAGACAAGTTCCGGTCTGTATCCCGCACCTGACCTGTTCCCTGGTGCTGCCCTGTTCCCACTGGCGGGCAGCTCTGGATTCATTCTGGAGCACAGCGAAGCACTCAGCACCGCACAGGACGCATGCACAGACGGCATTCACATCTATGTGCTGGATGAGGACGGCGTCAAGGTAACTGACACCGACGGCACAGCTCCCACGATCCTGAATGCACAGACAGGTCAACGAATTGCTTACGTTCGTGGGCGGCTTCTGATCGCAAACAACTACGATCTATGGAATGTCATGAACAGCACGACCATTGTGCGACTGACGCCAGTAACCACAGTGAATAGCACCTGGACATGGGATGCATTCGGTGAAACCACAGATTCCATTTACGTTGCAGGGCACTCTGGCGACCAGGCGTACATCTATCGCATCACGGTAGAGGAGGACGGCGTTAACCTTGCACCGCCAACTGTCGCTGCCGCACTACCGTTTGGTGAAATATGTATGTCACTTTACGGCTACGTCGGTGTGCTGATCATGGGCACAACCGAGGGCCTACGTGTTGCAACGACAGACGGCAATGGACATCTATTCTACGGCCCACTGATTGATGTAGGCGGTGAAGTGAGCGTGCTGACCGCCTTCGGTCGGTTCGTGTACTTCGGCGGCACCAACATGGAGAGGTCCTTCATCGGTCGTATTGACCTTGGGTTGTTTGTGAATGAACTTCAGCCGGCATGGGCCATCGACCTGTGGGATGACACGAATGATCGAACGTTGATGGGCGCCTTTAACGAGGAAATGGTCCATAGCCTTCTCATCGCCGGTGGCCGCCTGGTGTGGTACATAGAAGTCAGCAATGACAGCTTTGCTACATCAGAATCACATGTATGGTTCCAAGAGGACAATGCCTTCAGCACCACTGGCTACGTGTCGTCTGGCAAGATGACGTATGACCTGGCCGACACGAAGGTATTCGAACGCATCCAAGTGCTGTGTGAGCCGCTGAACAGTGGCGAGGAGATTCAAGTTTACGTCAGTGTCGACGGCGTTGAGCAGCTCCTAGGCTCAGTAAGCACTCTGGGGTCAACTGGCGACACGTTCGAGCTGGGTGGGCTTACTGGTGACACGGTGGAGTACCGCGTTGTACTGAACCGTGGCCCGGCTTCCAACGTAACCCCAATCTTGCAACGCGCAACTCTTGGTGCGCTGCCGATCGCGCAGCAAGGCGACATCTTTCAATTGCCATTGATCTTGCGTGAAGTCGTATGGGATATGAATGGCCGTGAGTATCACTACGAGCCGGATGAAGAGTTCGACGCCCTGAAAGCAATTGAACGAGCTGGCACCCCAGTCACACTGAAGCTGTGGGGTAAGACGTACCGCGCTGTGATTGATGCAGTGCAATGGGGACCGGAGCTGGACTACCGCGTCGATCAGCGTGGAGTCCAGGGAACCTGCACGGTACTGATGCGCACGTTCGACGCGGAGAGCTAGTTGACCGATTACGTTCCACAGACCTGGAATGACGGCTCAGGCGGTGGCACACCTATTACCGCCGCCCGCCTGACGTTCATGGAGACGGGTATTGATACAGCTCACAGCGAACTGACCACACACGAAGCTCTGGCTGCCACTGCTCACGGCGCGGTTTCTACTGCCACTGCTGACACACTGATGCGGCGCGATGCCAACGGCAGAACCGCTGTGGCAACTCCCTCTGCTGCCGGTGATGTAGCGACCAAGGGCTACGTGGACGGGAACCCCGTTGCGGCCTTCAAGAACATCAACGTTCAAGCGTTCACTGCCAGCGGTACATGGACCAAACCTGCCGGAGCGGCCCTTGTGTTCGTTCAGGTCGTCGGTGGTGGCGGTGCCGGTGGAGGGGTTCTTGCTAATACCGGCATCGGAGCAAGCGGCGGTGGTGGGGGCTACGCACAGAAGATGATGCCTGCCACGGACTGTAACGCAACGGAAGCCGTTACCATCGGTGCCGGAGCAACGGGGGGGTCCGGCATTGGTGCCACTGGCGGCACTACCACTTTCGACACGATCCCCGGCTCAGTAAGTGCTACTGGAGGCGCTGGGGGTGACGTGAACTTGGGCTCGATCACCGTGGCCCGGCACGCGAACGGGGGACTCGGCGGCAATGGCGCAAGCGGTGACATCAACATCGAGGGGGAAACCGGAGGCGATGGAATGGTCACGGCCGACTGGTGGATTGTTGGTGCCGGTGGCCGGTCTGGTAACGGCTGGGGTTCGGGCAATAAGTTCGCTACGGTTGGTGTGAACGCGACCGGCTCCGACGCTATCGGCTACGGCGGTGGTGGGAATGGTGCTGGTGCGGTGTCATCAGCCACTCTCAACGGCGGTAATGGCAGCGCGGGGATTGTGGTTGTGACGACCTACGGAGTTTTGTAATGGGTGTCTGGCTACCCGACACCGGTCGCATTACAGGCAACGGCGCTGGATCGTTCGTGCATCCTGTCGAGATCGGGCTGATTCACACCACCGAGGGCTCCACCATCGAGGGTGCGGTGTCAGCGTATAGAGCGAACAACTCGTGGCCGCACTTCACGACCGACAACGACAGGATCGTGCAGCACCTACCGGGCAATGTGGCGGCGCGGTCACTACAAAACGCAGCCGGGGGAGTGGAAACTAACCGCGAGGGCGTCATCCAGGTC